ACATGAAATAACGGACAAAAAGATTATTTTGCATCGCGATGCAAGCAAGGAAGGCAACGCACTTTCCCAACTTGCTGATCGCCTGGAATCCGCCTTGCCAGTAATGCCAGAGCAGGCCAAGCCCGTGCTATCCATGTCAATGTTTGCGACAAGAGAACAATTTCAAAAAGCTTCCAAAATAGCCGAACTGGAATCGGAAGCAGCCGAAACCAAGGCTGTAATTGACAAAATGTCTCATGTCTTGGCTGATATTTCAATCACTCTGAATGGCGAAGAAATAGATGTGTTCAAGCACAGTTATCACGATCTTGGCGAGCAAGTTACCGTTCTCAAATTAGAGAACGAACTCAACAAAGTCAAGATAGCCGAATTGGAAGCAGAGAATGCAAAGCTGCGGGGCAATTCATGACATATCAATCTCCCGCAACAACACAATACATTCACCAGGTAGTGAATAAAAAATTGTCGCCGGTCCATACGGTTAGCAAGACCCAACGGTGTTCGGGGCCGCGCTGCAATGGACGGTGCCGCTCTATTCAGCAGTTCCGCAATGCTGAAGGCAAAGAGGTCTTCAAGTACTGCCGTCTGTGCCGGGGTGTGGCATGACAGCAATCCTTCTTACAAAACGTTCTGACCTGGAACTGACGGACACGCAACGCCAGGTGTTACGCGAATGCCTGTTTGAAATGGTTGACGGGCAGGCCGAGGAAGACCAAAAAGCTTGGCGTAGATTCTGGAACGGTGTCTGGCACCTTGGCTCTGGTGAGTTTTTCCAAATTCAGACATTGATCCCACGTTTTGGCCCTGGCCACCGCAAACAAATGAAGCTGGAAGGTGAGATATACAAAAACCAAGAGCGCTTCACTGATCGCGAGACGTTCAGGCTATGGCTCAAGGTCGGCTCGAAATGGGTCGTGTGGGCCGCTGGCCCTCAGGGTGGCGTATTCCCTGTACCAAAATCCATCAGTTATGCCAAGTGTGATGAAGGCGATTTTCAGATCTATTGCGACGGTGTGATTGAATTTTTACGCAAGCCTCACGCTCAGAAATACCTTTGGCCGCATGTCTCTGCCCAAATTGCAGAGCAGTGCATGGAAGCCATCCTTTGCCAGTTTGAGAGGAATGACAGATGACGCCTGTTACTCAAGAATTTTTACATGACCCAGACAATGGTGTTTATGGCGATTGCCAGCGTGCAGTAATTGCGTCACTTCTCGACTTAAAGATTGATGCAGTTCCACATTTCATACAAATTTCAAATAATGACCCTGGCTTGTTCTGGGATGAATTGCAGAAATTTTGCAGGTCACATGGTTACGTACACATAACCACGAATGCACCTGCTATGGCTTGGGGCGACGCTGGCGACGTGTTTCATGAAATCAGTGGTCCGTCACCTCGTGGTAACGGCGTTTTTCATGCTGTTGTTGGCAAGGATGGGCAAATCGTTTTCGACCCGCACCCATCCAGAGCAGGTTTGGCTGGTGATCCTTCCGAATGGAAGTATGCATATCTGGTGAAAGCATGACTCGCCGCCGCAAATTATCTGACGACCAGGTCCGCGAAATCCGCGCAAGCCATTGCATATACAAGCATGGCCGTGGTTACGGTGCCATTGCTCGGGTCTATGGCGTTGAAGGTCAGATATTGGGGTTTATATGACCGCGCCATCTAACCCAGTTCTTAGATATCACGGTGGCAAGTTTCGTATTGCTGACTGGATTATTTCGTTTTTCCCTAACCATAAGGTGTACATAGAGCCTTTTGGCGGTGCCGCTTCGGTACTGCTGACAAAGGCGCGGGCAAAGACTGAAATATATAACGATCTTGATAATTCAATTGTCAACTTATTTAAGGTCTTACGAAATCCGGCACGCGCTGAACTGCTGGCGCAAGCGTTGGAATTGACGCCGTTTGCACGTACTGAACATTCGCTTTGCTACGAAAACACTTCGGACGATATTGAGCAAGCAAGGCGTTTAATTGCCCGTGGGCACATGGGGCAAAGTAGTAAGGGAATTTGGCAAAAGTCTGGATTTGATACCCGAGTGAATAAAGACGGCCATGCATCACGCATTAATGCGCTGGTAAATGCGCCTGCTTCTGTACGGGACGCTGCAGCAAGATTGCGCGGTGTACTGATCGAAAACGAGGATGCGATCACGCTAATTAAACGGCACGATCAAGCAAATGCTCTTTTCTATTGTGATCCTCCCTATGAGCACAGCACTCATAAAACACGGGTGTATGCGCATCGTATGACTGAGCAACAGCACATTGACCTTGCTGAAGCGCTTCATTCAGTAAAAGGCCATGTCGTTCTTTCTGGGTACCCTTCAACTCTTTACGACCTGGATCTGTATTCAGATTGGGCAAGATTTGAGCGTCCGCACATAGCCGATGGCGGCAAGGAAACGACTGAGGTCGTCTGGCTCAACCCTGTTTGTTCTGATGCATTGAAAACCGAAAGCGCGCAGCTTGAAATCTTTGACTCTGTAGGGGTGGCCGCATGAAGCGGACCGCTCCAATGCCACGCAGCAAAAAGCGCATGAGATCCAGTAGCGGTTCAAAATCAACTGCTGATGAGCGTGCCTATATGGGCCGTGTAGCTGCTCTGGGTTGCATCGTATGTAGTGAATGCCTCGGCTATCCAGATACGCCAGCAATTGTGCATCACATCCGCACTGGGCAAGGAAAGATGCGTGCAAGTCATTACGACACGATGCCTCTTTGTCCCATTCATCATCAAGACAGTGGTTACGGGGTCCATGACATGGGGCGTCAACAGTTTGCCGACATGTATGGTCGTAGTGAGCTTGAATTGCTTGCGATTGTCAAGACTAAGTTGGAGAAACCATGTTGAATTATGCAATTACTGGACCATACAAAGATGGATCATTTTTGGTTGGGTATCGCGTTCCTGGTTGCCAGGTTGTTACGCCTACATGTCAATGTGTAACTGCGTCCCAGGCATTAGCTGAATTAGACCGGCTAAACAAAAAGCAAATTGCATCGGAACGAGCCTTGAAGAACGACCGCGAACTTCGTGGGCTAAGTGGTGTATATCCATTGCTGGAAAATTAAGTGTTGAGTGTGCATACAGCTAGGGTAGCTCCCGAAAAGACGGATTCCTTCGCCCGTCCTGCTGCTATGTCTTTTGCGAAGAGATTTGAAGGAATCGAAATGAAGATGTCATACATAGAACAACTGAAGCACCCTAACTGGCAGAAGAAACGCCTGGAAATGCTTTCTGCTGCGAACTTCGAGTGTAGTCAATGCGGAGACAAAGAAACGACCCTCCATGTACATCACAAGCAATACATCAAAGGGCGCATGGCCTGGGAATATGAAGATTCAAATTTTTCTGTTCTTTGTGAGGATTGTCACGAAACAACCCATGATCGCCAGCAGAAATTAAATAACGTCATTTCACTCATCCCCCCTGAGTTTTTGGAAGATGTTATTGATGTTTTGAGTGGCTACTTCGGGTATTTGGATCCGGAAATCGAGGCTGCTCATGTGTTTAGCCCATTTCATAGAAGAGTTGGGGCGTTCGCTTATATGGTGTACTCGATGTTGTCATTGTCAGATATGGATGATCTTAGCAACGCTTTTTGTCAATGGCAACAATTCAACACTGACTTGAACATCGTTCTTCCGAAAAAGGATCGATCCAAATACTTTGACCAAGATATTTGATGTAACACTTCATGGATAAATCCCCACAACTTGAAAACGGCTATACAAGGCTTGCAAACGAATTGCTTGATGCATTCCTGTGCGCAGGCCTTACAAGCCGCCAATGGACTGTTTTGATGGCTATTGTGCGGAAAACCTACGGCTACAACAAAACTGAAGATGATATCGGGTTGAGTCAGATTAGCCAGGTAACGGGAATTGCTAAACCGCACGTCAGTGTAGCGATCCGGGAACTTGAGAGCAGGAAAATCATAAACAGGAAGCAAGGTGATTTTGGTCATTTGTTGTCAATAAATAAGCGATATAAGCAGTGGACTCAAACCGAAAAACAGCTATCTACGGTTACCGAAAGAGTAACGGTTACCGAAAGAGTAACGGTTACTGATTCGGTAACGGAGGGGTTACCGAATCAGTACCAGAGGGGTTACCAAATCGGTAAAGCTGGGGTTACTGAATCGGTAACCACAAAAGACAACCCTACAAAAGACAATCAAAAGACAACCCCAAAAGACAATATTGCATCGCAAACGATGCGCAAGCTTTTTGAAGAGTTTTACGCAAAGTATCCAAAAAAGAAATCCAGGGCAAATGCCGAAAAGGCTTTTGCAAAAATAAACCCTGACGAGCAGCTTGTAGCCGAAATGATTTTGGCTATTCAGCGGGCCATGACATCAGGGCAGTGGTCTGATCCAAAATTCATTCCTTACCCAGCCTCATGGCTGAATGCCAAGGGATGGCTTGACGAAATACAAACTGAATTCAGTGCGCCAGAGCGGGCCGTGATCCAGGCATTTAACGATGCCCTCGGGGAGCAGCTTGGTGTCATCGATGAATCCATTTTTGTGGACAGGCGGGCAGCTGCAATCCGTGATTTCCTGGCATTGAGCACTAAGCCCGGTTTTCATTCGGTTTATTTTTCCTGGGTGCGTGACAACTGCGATCTGCCGCCACATGTGGGTTTTGACTGGTTGGTCAGCAGGGAAACTTTCACAAAAATCAAAGGAGGGCAGCACGAAAGGCTGCAACGAGCATGAGTGAAAATGAGAAAAACTTAACCCCAAGGAATCTGGAGGCTGAGCAATCAGTACTCGGTGCGCTGCTGTTGGACAACGACTCCATAGACCGCATTGGCGATCTGCGGGCTGAGCATTTCTACCGTGGTGAGCATCGCGTCATTTTTGGCGAAATTCTCAAGCAAGTACTTGCCGGTAAGACCTGCGACGTCATCTCAATTTTCAGCGCATTGGGTTCCAAGATCGACGATTGCCTGGTCTATCTGAACCAGATGGCCATGAATACGCCTTCGAGTGCCAACATTGCCCGCTATGCCGGTATCGTAAAAGACAAGGCGGTGAAACGCGGATTAATTTCGTTGGCACGCAAGACCGAAGAAATGACCATCAATGCCCATGAGGATGCCGGGATTTTGGTCGATCGCATTTCAAGCGAACTTGAGGCATTGGCGCAGACGCAGGTCAAGCAGGAGCCAGTGAAAGCCAGCGCTGACCTTGTAAAGCACATCGAAGAGATCGAGTTGCGCATGCAGGGCGGCACCAAGGCTATTTCAACCGGTTACCTGGACCTGGACGACAAGTTGAGTGGCGGTATCCGTGGCGGCGACCTGGTCGTGCTGGCTGCTAGACCCAAAATGGGCAAGACAGCGTTTGCGCTGAATATCGCCCTGAACGTAGCCAGGGATTATCCGGTGCTGATCCTTTCGATGGAAATGCCGCGCAGTCAGCTGCATGACCGAAACCTGGCTGTTTTGGGCAAGATCCCATTGCCGCATCTGCTCAAGCCAAATCTCATGGATTCATCGGACTGGAACGGGTTGACCGCAGCCATCCAGAAAATCGACAACATGGAGCTGTTTTTAGACGATCAGGGCGGTTTGCGCTTGCTGGACGTGCGGATGAAGGCGAAAAATTTAAAACGCAAGCACGGCCTTGAATTGCTGGTTGTTGACTATCTGCAGTTGATGGAAGGGGAGGGCGACAACCGGAATGCCCAGATCGAGGGCATCACGCGCGGCCTCAAAGCCTTGGCCAAGGAACTTGATATCGGCATCCTTCTGCTTTCCCAGCTTAACCGTGAACTTGAAAAACGCCCGAACAAGCGGCCGCAACCATCTGATTTGCGTGATTCTGGTGCCATTGAGCAAGATGCGGACGCCGTCATCTTCCTTTACAGAGATGAAGTTTATAACCCCGACAGCATGGACAAAGGCATCTGCGAGGTCGATGTTGCGCTTTGCCGGCAAGGCGCACCAGGCAGGGTTGCATTGGCCTACTTCGGCGAACAGACCCGCTTTGAAAACGTGGATCACTCATGGAAGCCACAGGCACAGAAACAAGGCCATGGCCGGAAAGGATTGGCTGAACATTTATGAGCCGACAGTTAAACAAACCAAGACGCATGTCCATGTCACTGCTGAAACTTGATCAACCTGTGAAATATGGCAACCGCAAGGTAGTTCTTGACGGCGAGTCATTTGATTCAAAGGCCGAGGCCAACCGGTACCAACAATTGCAGGTTTTACAGCGAGCCGGTCAAATCAGTGATCTGACACGCCAAGTGTCGTTTGTGCTGGCGCCGAAAACTGTCATCCAGGGGAAGGCGAAACGCTCTCTGATCTACCGGGCCGACTTTGCTTATATCGAGAACGGTCAAAGGATTGTCGAAGACGTGAAGGGCATGCTGACCGCGATATACAAGGTCAAGCGGCATCTCATGAAAACGGTTCATGGCATCGAGATCCGGGAGACAAAATAATGGCAACCAAAAAACGAGAAAAGAAACGGCACGTACCGCGCGACCCAGCCAAGTGCCTGATCAAAACCCAACCATGGCGTTTAAACGCGATCTTTGATCCATTGCTTGCAATCGTTGACCAGCTGGAGCGCGACGGTACCAAGGATGTGGCAAACAACGGCATCGCCATATTCAAGGACGTTGTGGACGGGCACTGGTACGACAGTTCAGTTGCAATTATGGGTGTTGTCGATGCCTACGAAATCCATGAAAAGCGGGCGGGCATAAAAATCGACATGGAGCCGTTGCGTTTACTGGCCAAGAAGCTTGAAGTAGACATGCCGGTCTTTGCCAGCGACACAGAAGCTGTTCGGGCATGCTTTGACCGTATGCGCAGAGCGTCCATGACTATGACCCTTGGCTATGCCCGCGAACTGATCCGCGACACCCAGATCCAGGAAGCCGCACAGAAACTACAGGAAGCAGCGTGAAAGTCCCTGAAGAACAAAAAATTACGCCACATGACCAAAAGCTCCGCGATTATTATCTTGTGGTGGGTGAACCCAAAAAAGTAGATCCTCCTATGGAGAATCCGCCAGAACTTGTAAAAGTTAGCTGGAGTAGCTTAAATTGGGCTAATTTTACCTGGAACATGGAATTTGTTAGAGAATCTAGCGAGGTACTCAATGTGTGATTTTCCACCAATCCTGCAAAATCAGGCATGTATTTTCCCAGACCGGCACTTTGTTAATGACGAAGAAGCCATGATGATTGAAACGCCGGAGACAATCATCGCAAGCCAAATGAAAGAAATCGACCGGCTAAATGGCATTATCAGAAGCATGCAAGAGCAACTTGACCATGCGCAGAGGTACGCAAAATGAAAGTTACAAAAGAACAAGTGCTTGCTTATATGACTGAGCATACTGGCTCCAGATTTCAATGTTCGCGTATCGGAACGCATTTTGGTGTCCCATCAAAAGAAATTCGGCCAATACTTGATATTTTAATCAATGAAAAAGAGATTTTTTCAGGCGTGGTGGGTAATTCGCGGGTGGCATTTGTTTTGAGTGAAAAAGAGATAAAAGAGAAGAACGCGACAGCCGAAAAAAATGAAATTGCTGAAAAACTGCGGATTTCTCGCCAAAATCGCACGCTTAAAAGAAGCCCTGAATGGATGAATGCTCTTGAGCGAACGAAAGAGCTTTATTCGGATGGTCATACTATCAAAGCGATGGGGTCAAACGTTCGTAATATCGACCCGAAAGGCTACTGACATGGCCCTGGAACAGGACAAATACGGCGATCCGTTAAAAGTGCTGATTCGGGCTGAGGAAAAGATTTGCAAGGGTTGCAAGCACGAAAAGACTGAAAAGATATTCGGTTTAAAGCTGGTCACCTGCAAGCGGGGACGAGCCCATGGCAAAAGATGTAAATACTATATGGAGAGGGAATCATGACCGAACAACTTTCAAAAATGATATGCGCATTTGCGCTGGGTGGCGCGCTGGCAATTGTAATTTATCTTGCTGGGATGATGTCATGAGCTTATTAAATCAAATAGCGCTGGCGGCTTCTATTATCTGCCTTTCCAGCATTGCAGCATGGGTAGTTCTTCTCCGAAAGGACCGATTTGAGGCAGCTGTATTTTTTGGGCATATTGCATTTTATTCATTAATTGCCTGGTTAGTACTTTCGCTCAGATATTGGGGCTGATATGAAATTTATTCTCAATATGCTTAATGCTTTTATCGATGGCATGTTTTTCTTACTTGTATTTACAGTGATAGTTATGCTAGTTTCATGGCTGCTGACATTCTGGGCAACTTATATTGCAATTTTAATTATCAGTGTCACAAAGATTGCTTATGACAGCAGAAACGATAAATTTTAGCTGGCAATTCCCGATTCATAATGTAGAATTATATATATTGGTTCTAGCCCAATGAAAATAGACCCGTTTAATAAGCGCCTTGCTCAGTTGAGATAAAATTGTTTCTTCTGAGGCTAGACAAGGTGCTTACTAAACGGGTTTTTGCGTTTAGAAATTAACCAAATCTAGCTTGGATAAATTATGGAAAAAATAGAAAAGCTCACTCCTGAACAAGAAATAATGCTTCAGGACACATACCAACATTGGTTGAAAGTTGGTCGTAATACAGCACCAATTAACCGAGAAAAAGCAGTGGCATCAATTGCGGCTATGTATGGCGCAATTGGCAAAGATAAGCCAATTTTCATGCAATTCAGCTCGCCAAAAATTGCTATGCTGGCGATTGCTATTATGCGCGTAATGACAAAAGATGACCAGCTCTGGGGCCAGCTCGGGGGCCAGCTCAGGGACCAGCTCGGGGGCCAGCTCGGGGGCCAGCTCGGGGGCCAGCTCGGGGACCAGCTCGGGGACCAGCTCAGGGGCCAGCTCGGGGACCAGCTCGGGGACCAGCTCGGGGACCAGCTCAGGGACCAGCTCGGGGGCCAGCTCTGGGGCCAGCTCAATTGGGATTATTTTGCAGGCCAGCATTGGTGCGCGTGGGAAGTTTTTTATGACTTTTGCAATAAAATTGGTGTTGAATATACTGACGGTCAAAGAAAAGGTCTTGACCAATGGCTTACGCAGTCGAAAGAATGCCATTGGTGGTGGCCAATGAATGGCATTTGCGTAATAACAGAGCGCCACACAGTTTTAAAAATTGATGATCGTGGGCGATTACATTGCGAGAATGGACCTGCTTGCTTGTATTCCGATGGTTTCAGCATACACTCATGGCACGGCGTCATTATTCCCGCTGAATGGGTAGAAGGCAAAAAGCCATCTGCAAAAGAGGCCTTGACTTGGACTAATGTCGAACAACGTCGAGTAGCTTGTGCGCTTGTTGGTTGGGCGAATATTTTGCAAGAGCTTGATGCAAAAGTAATTGACAAAGATGATGATCCAGCAATAGGCACGTTGCTTGAAGTTGATTTGCCGGATGCGGGGAAGGAAAGATTTTTGTCCGTTTTATGCGGAACAGGCCGCAGATTTTCATTGCCCGTTGACCCTAGTTGTAAAACTGCATTAGAAGCAAATATGTGGACATTTGGTCTTGATGCAGATAAAAGTTTCATCCCTGAAATTCGTACTTAACTTAGGAAATAAAATGAAAACATGGACTACAAAACGGCCCGCCGCACAGGGCGACTTGATGCTTATCCGCATTAAAAATCTACCTGATGGAGCAAAGCCATTGCCATCTGAAAATGGGTTTTTTATTGTTGCTCACAGCGAAACAATGCACAATCATGTAATAGCAGAACGGCCAAACGTGACGCTATATACAACTGGAGACCCGATGGTATCTTATCTCCAAGTTATTGAGGCAGCTGATGCCACAGAAACTCTATTGGAGCATCTGCGTAGTTTTGATACGCATGAAACCATCAAGATTCCTACGGGAATCTTTGAGATTCGTCGTCAGAGGGAATATACACCTGCTGGTTGGAGACGTATCGAAGATTGAAAATTAATCGGTGGACTGGTTCGCTAGTCCACCGATTGGCAGATATAGGAAGCTATCATGGATGCACTTGAACAATTAAAACAAATGGCGGATCAAGAAAGGGCATTTGCCATTGTTGCCTTACGCGAAATAATACCGAATTGGGCCGCTGAGAAAGTTGCAGATTGCCTGATATCTGCAACCCTCGCAAAATTGGCTGTGCAAACTGCTGAAAAGAATGCTGATGGATGGGAATCAATAGGGGCAGATAACATTCCACCTGGCTATTCTGCTCAGGCAAAAGTAACGAGTGAAAACATTATATCTTGTAGATTCGTCCAGCAAAAAGGCTTCAATATTTTTCAAGACACGCAAGAGGTGTTTGGAAGTGGAAATATAGTTGCTGATATGGGGATAGAAGGTATTTGTCAAAAACTAAGATTCTTTGGCATAAAAGCTTATGCAAATGATCATCGGATAATGGCAATTGCCAATCGAGTAACAGATGAAATGATTGGGATTGCCTGCGCTGATGCAAAAAGTAGAGACCCAAACCAGATGATACATGTCGGGGCAGTTCTGGAAATAATAGATGAATTAATAAAAATCACCCAGCCGCCACAAATACCACAGAAAGAAAATGCAAAATGACCGGATTATTTAAAAACCCGCACGATGCCCTGACATTTGCATATAACTATCAGAGTCAGCAATATGCCCTTTCGCCTATGTCTAAGCTTGCACTTAAAGGTGCTGGTACCGGCAAAGGTTTGGTATCCACTGACGGGGCCGGACAAGCTGGCATGATACTGGCGGAGGTTGCACGCATGTCATCGCTGCACAGAGCCTGTATTGTCGCCAGATATGCAAATAAGCACATAAAATGTCATTGTTGCGGATCGGATGCACTCAGCGCAGATTATCGCGATGCTGTGGGAAATTTGCGGGAACTATGTAGCAACCAGGTTATCGGCATGTCATTACGCGCAATGCGCGAAACTATCATCCAGGCATTTTATGAGCGGCGTGTTTCGATTCCTAGAAAAGCTGAGGAACTTCGGATAGCCAGATCCACAGCAAATGATCAAAAACAATTAATCTGGGCCTGGCTGAAGAAAATTGATGCAGATGCCCTTGCTGACATTGCAAACCGGTTGGAGAAGCTGATTTCAGCAGATATGGTAGCGGCATAGATAAGAAATATTGGTGTTTTGGACCAGCTTGGCGCATGCTAAATATTCGTTGCAAATATGCATTTTTAAGTTGACCGGATATTTTGTCCGGTATATGCTATCAAACATATACACGTAATAAGTGTCTTTAAAGCTCTAAATCGCAAGATTTGGGGCTTTTTTGTTGTGAAATCGGAATTCAAGCGGCTTGTCGGCCTTGCAAGAATGACGGAGTTGCCACTCTGGGAGCCGGTGAAAGCCCGGCTATATTAATTGACCATTTAGCCTTGATACTTCAGGGTTGCCGCCCTCTCGCATTTGTGTGAGTTGGCGGCTTTTTATTTCCAGAAAGAAAACCATGGCAACTCAAATCTGCATCGAAATTGATGACGACGGCACGATCAGCGTGGGCCAGAAGCCCGATGATGATGAGTCTGGCGATGCTAGTGCTAGCGCCGACACATCCAGCGCACAAGCAAGCGGCGATCAGGCATCAAGCATGACAGATTTGTCACAAGCCCCCGCTGCTGACGACGAAACTGCCGAGCAAAGCTACATGCAACCGGTCAAGAGCATTGCAGAGGCACTGACAGTAGCGCGTGGACTGCTGCAAAAAGCCATGCCAACAGGCGGACCTACCATGGGCGGTGAACCTGGTGGTGAGGGTGCGCAAGCTGCGGCAGACGCTGCATTCAAATCTCGTCGCGGTGCTAAGGCTGGGTTTTAATCATGAGCATGACCGAAGCCCTGATTGACCAGACCAATGCGGGCAATAAGCCAACCGGCGAAGATGTGATCGCTATGTCGGGTGATCTTATGGGCGCTGTAGCATTGGCTTATGACTCGCCAGTTGACTTCGACGGCGTGACCATCAGCGTCTTGCGTGAACCTGGCACAAATCGCCTGCTGGCCTTAATTGTCAGCCCTATGGATATGCATGGTGATGAACCGTTTGCCAGGTATCAGGTACATCCTGACAAAATTCCTGTTGCTACAAGGCAAGAGCGCACGATTATTTTACCCACTTGAAAGAATTAAATGAACGACAACCAAATCGAGCAAGAAATTCAGGCCGAAGGTCTCACGGCGCCGCGTGTAACGCCTGCTGACATTGAGGCGAATATTCGTAGCTGGTTTTACTTCACGGCGCAACAAGGTGCCGAAAAAGCTGCTCGTGACAATGGGAGTAACGCCGCTGGAACTCCAGAAGATGGAAAAGCCCTGGGCTTATTGACTTTTTGCGTGCTGGTCCTACAAAACGGTTTCACTGTGACCGGCGAGTCTGCCTGCGCCAGTCCTGAGAATTTCAATGCTGAAATAGGCCGTAAGATCGCCCGTGAAAACGCAGTGCAGAAAATCTGGCCGCTGATGGGATATTCCCTAAAGCAACAATTGCATGAAGCCAAAATCTCCTCCATTAGCTGAGACCCCCGTTTTTAATTGAAATAGCCATTGCCACCTTCGGGTGGTTTTTTATTTGAAAGTCAAAAATGATCAAACCTACAGTAGGAAGAAAAGTCTGGTACTGGCCGAGTGCTTTCGATAAGTCTGGCCCTGGTGCAATGGCTCAAATGTTTGAAAAGCCTTTGGATGCAACCGTAGTCGCTGTGCACAGTGATCACATGGTAAATCTGGCAGTGTTCGACGCAAATGCGAATTTGCATAAGCGAACAAGCGTGACTTTGCGCCATGAAGGCGATGTATTGACGGCAGGTACGGCATTCGCCGAGTGGACGCCATATCAAACTAAGCAGGCCGAAAAGCAAGTTGCTCCCCTTATAAGTGAATGACTGAAAAAGAAAAAACGCCTAATCATGCATACCTACCCCAATATCAATAAATGCTGGCCAATGCCTACAAGGTATCGCCGCATCTCCGTGGTAGGTAAGACTGATTCCATTGACTCACTTAAAACGCCTGTTCCCGGCGTAGGCCCAGTCCTGAGCATAGATTTCAACGAGGGTGGTAAAGTCATTGCCCGGCGTGCAAATGAGGCTGGTGAGGTTATCAAGTACCAGACTACAAAATCAGGATGGGAAGTACAGAAGGATGAATAAGCAGGGCGAGAAGGCAAAACGTAGCATTGACTGGGAAGCCGTAGAGCGCGAATACCGCGCGGGCATGCTGTCTATCCGCGAGATTGCCAGGCTGCACGATGTGTCCGACAAGGCAATACGTAATAAGGCCAACGCACATGGATGGGAAAGAGACCTATCCACCAAGGTGGCCGAGAAAGTCCGCAATGAGCTGGTCCGCGCAGAGTCCGCAGCCAGTCCGCAAAATGAGAAAAACATCGTAGAAACGGCTGCTGCAATGGTTGTGCAGGTAGTCCGCAGCCACAGAAAGAAGATAAGCAAGGGTCAGGAGTTGGTCGATTTGTTGGCCGATCAGTTGATGGATGTTGCTGGTAATCGGTCGATGTTTGAAGATGCAATTGAGACCCTTTGCGCTGAAGATGACAATCCGAAGCGCTTACAGATGATGACAAAGGCGGTGTCGCTGGAGAAGCATGCTGCAATCGCTCTTAACTTGGCCAATGCCGCCAAGACATGGATCGGGTTGGAACGCCAGGCATTTAATATTGCTGATGCAATCGGCGAAGGCCCAGTAGAAATGACGGAAGAGGCTCGTCTCAAGCGCATTGCGGAGCTTGAGGCGAAAATGAGGAAATAGATGGCACTGACCGAAGCCGAACAATACGAGTACATAGATTTAATGGATCAGCGCGAAGCAAGATTGGCATCTGAAAATCTGGCTCAATATGCAGGCATGGCGACAGAATTTATCCCTGCACGGCATCATTTGTTATTGATCAGCGAACTGGAAGCCATAGAACGTGGTGAGATTGATTTCCTGGTCGTGACGATGCCGCCAGGTAGCGCAAAGAGCTTTTACGGCAGTGTTTTGTTCCCTGCCTGGTATCTGGGCCGACACCCAGACCGCTGCGTGATTGCCGCATCACACACAGCAGAACTGGCAGAGCGCTTCGGTCGCAGAGTACGCAATCTATTCGGCAGCGTTGAGCATCAGCGCGCATTCCCGGGCGTGACACTTTCCGCTGACAGCAAAGCTGCTGGACGCTGGGACACATCAAAGGGCGGCGAGTACTTTGCGGCAGGTATTGGCGGCTCGGTAACCGGTCGCCGCGCTGACCTGGCGATCATTGATGATCCGGTCAAGAGCCGCGAAGATGCGGATAGCCCGACCATACGGGAAAAGCAGTGGGCATGGTGGCGTGATGATATGAGCACACGCTTGAAGCCGGGTGCCGCCACGGTACTGATCATGACGCGCTGGCATGAGGATGACCTGGGCGGCAGGATGATAGAAGACCTTAAAAAGTCTGGTA